GCGGGGGCAGGAGCCTGGCCGCGAGTCTGTCGTTCGCCGCACGGAGCGCACCTATGATGAACCGTTCCTTGTCGTTGTTGATCTCCCGGGTGTTACGCGGGTTGCCGTTCGGGGGTATCCGAACGATGGCATCGGCCCCGGTCATCCACGACACTATCTTGTCGGCGTATGTCTGTGGTTCGTTGGACGTATAGCTCTTGTACCCGTCCCCGGCGTCGTACGGCTCCAGTTTGTAGAGTCTGTGGTCGGCGTCCATGCGGGTACGCAGCGAGAGTGTGTCGTCCGCATGGGACTCCACCCTGTCTATGATGTCCTCGGGTCTCAGTCTCGGCATGACGGTTGTCTTTCCAGCAGAACTAATCCGCTTTTCTTCGATCTACCGGGAACGGTAGTCCATCCTGCCTTCTTGAAACAAAACCCAGGATTGGTAGAGTTGATCTTCTCAGGGTTAACATATGTGTATAGTCTGTGATCGGGCCATCGTGTCCACGCGAATTCACTCGCCATCATGACCAACCAGATGGAGAGCATGTCCCCTTCATTCCTGAACACCGTACAATTAACACCTTCCTGTTTATCCATTCGTTCGATCAACATTTTGGACCATCCGAACAAAGCCCTGGAATCATTTGTCATCAATACTAACTTTTCTCCCGGTCCCATGAACAGACGACTCTTATGACCCTTTATACCCGAATAGTGTCGGTCTACCATGGATCTTCCCCTGGGATCACCATCCCTGATGGTATACCACGGATTCTCATCAGAGATCATGTCTCATCCCGCCCACCTCTTGACCTTTATCAGGCCCCTGTTGCCGACGTACCCGTACCCGAACCGCGACACCAGTCCGTACACGGCGGCCTTGATACCGTGGTTGTTCTTGTCCTCGGGTGTGTCACCCACTATGTTGCCCTCCCTGTCGGTCTTCCACCTGTAGGCCCTGGTCTGCCCGTCGAACGGGCTCGGGACGGCCCCGAACTCCGACAGGGTGCCACGGCACCGCGGCGAGAACACCATCCCGGGCCTGTTGGTTATCGGGTCCGGCTTGAGGAACCCCTTGAGTCTCTCGGTGCCCTCGTTGATGCGTATCTTCTGTGCGTCCAGGTATATGCCCGTCTTCTCCATCCAGAGTTCGGCGGGTGCGGACATGGCCTGGTGCTGGTAGCCCGCTATGTCGATGGTTCCCGAGTGAACGTCCCTCCACCACGGCCTGGTGGTGGTGATGTCTATGACCCCGTCCGTGGTGAGTCCCTGTTCGTACACCTCGTCGAACACGACCATCTGGCCGTTCTGCTCCTGCACGGCGAGCACGGCGTAGGCCCCGGCGTAACCGGGGTCCATCCACAGGTACACCTGCTCGTCGGGCACGTACTCGGCCTTCTCGTCTATGTGTATATCGGCCCTGAACTCTCCGAACACGAGTCCCTGCGGCGGGCTGGGCACGCCCTGTATGCGCTCCATGAAGAAGTCGTCGCTGCTCTGGTCCCGCAGCTTCTGTATCTCCGGGTCGTCTATGCCGTCCGGGTACAGGTGGGTATTGGAGTAGCTGGGCAGCGAGAAGCTCTTGCCGTCCTGTCCGGGGCCCTGCCATGACGCGAACAACTGGGGATACCACCCGAGCGACCCCTCGAACGTCCCCGACAGGAAGAGCCACCCCCTCTTCGGCGCTGCGCGGGCGCGGAGTCTGTAGAAGCTGTCCAGGTCCAACTGTGACGCCTCGCACGCTATGATCCCGTTGGGTGCCCTCATGGCGAGTGTCCTGGGGTCCTTGGCGGACTTGGTCTCTATACGAGTCCCGTCGGCCAGTATGATGCGTCCGGGGTCCACCCTCTTGGTGACCTCCGCGAGCACCCCGAGGGACGCCAGGTCCTGCACCAGGTAGTCGAACTCGGCCCTGGTACGTTCGTAGTCTGCGGCGACGAGCCAGTAGAGTCCGGGCTCCTCGTGCTCCAGGAACCTGGACAACAGGTACTTGGAGGCCACCATGGACTTCCCGGCCTGTTCTCCGCCCGCCACCAGTATGAACCTGTCCCTGGACCTCAGTATCTCGGCCTGCAGGGGTGTGGGGAGGAAGTCCAGCCTGGAGAATATGTACTCCGTTATCTCCGGTGCGGGTCTATCGGCCACCACCATCGGGGTCACCGTCCTCCCGTGACTCGTCCCCCCTCTTGGAGGCCAGTATCCTCTGCGCCTCCTCCACGGCCTCGTCGTGATCGACCTCCGAGTCCGTCCTGTCGTCCCTGCTCCTGTTCCTCTTCTTCTCGGCCTCGCGCTCCGCCTTCTGGGTCTCCTTGACGTACTTCTTGAACTCCCCCATTATCTCCTGCCCGATACCGGTGTCGCCCCTGTCGGAGTTCCTCCTGTACTTATCGGGCTTCAACGCATGGAGCATGGCCAGCAACAACACCGGGTTGTCCCCGGGCTTCTGCTGCTCGACCCTCTGTATCGCTATCTCCTCGATGTAGTCGGCGAAATCCTCCTTCGCCTCCCTGTACACTACCTTGAACCCGTACAGGTCCCTGTGGTCCCAGCTCTTCACTGTGCTACGGGGCACACCCGTCTGCTCGCACACCGTCCTGACGGACCCGGACACCCTGTAGGCCCCGAGCCACGCCCTCTGCCGCTGCTTGATGCTGTCCTCGGTCCTGTCCATCCCGGCGAGTTCCTTCATCCAGTACCCCCTATGTACGCCCTGGACACATCGAGCCTCCTGGCTATCTGTCCCACACGCTGACGACTCACCCCGAACCTCTCGGCCAGGTCCCCGTAACTCATCTCCGGCTCCATGACTATCGCACGCGCTATGTCCTTCGTCCTGCGCGTGACCCTGCCGAAACCGTGCATATCCACTATTCGCGTGTACCTCTTATCCACCATAACGGCCATAATCGTACCCTCACACCCCATTATTGTCAATATCCGTACCGTATCTATTTCGTATCTGTCCCTATGATATAATAACAGAACATCCCCACAGGAGAACGACATCATGCCGAAGCGTGAGGGCAAGAACCCACAGGGGGAGGAACGCTACACCATAGTCCATCGCCTGGACAACGGTGAGACCGTGACCGCCCATAAACGTGAGGAACCCGAGTGGTATGACTGGGATCGCACGAAGAAGTGGCTGGCCATGATAATCGAGAGCAGGGCCACCGACCCAGACCCCGACGGGTACACAGACGGGCTGATGCTATTCGGCTCGCGGTCAGTCCTGGGAGACTATATGACGTATACCATCGTGGACGACTGGATGGTGTCTGAGGAGAAATGGTCACCGAAGGCCCATGACTCGATGCGGGTGAAACTTGGATGGTACGACCGGGACCACACATCAGGGTCTTGTTTCCACTGCTCCCTCAAGGATCAGTCGTAAGGCCGAATGAACGTCCACTGGACCAACGGGATCGTGCGTCTATACCTGACAGACGCCCGTGACCTACCAATACCAGACAACAGCGTGGATTGCGTGGTCACCAGCCCGCCATACTGGGGACTGAGAGATTACGACACAAACGGGCAGGTAGGCCTTGAGTCAACACCAGAGGAATACTGCACCGTCATGGTGGAGGTGTTCCGCGAGGTCTGGCGTGTCCTGAAGCCAACGGGTACGCTCTGGCTGAACCTCGGGGATAGCTATGCATCTGATACCAAAGGATCTGGCGGGGCCAGCGTCAAGCAATTATCGAACGCTGGTTCATTCCATGACGAGAGCCAGCGTTTGGTACATGGACTAAAATCCAAAGACCTGGTCGGTATTCCGTGGCGTGTGGCGTTCGCACTACAGGCCGACGGTTGGTACCTACGCTCCGACATCATCTGGAGCAAGCCTAATCCCATGCCTGAGAGCGTGACAGATAGGCCGACAAAGGCCCACGAGTATGTGTTCCTGCTCACCAAGAGTCCGAGATACTACTACGATGACGATGCGATAAAGGAGCCTAGCACAGAGATGCGATCAGGCAATCATTCCCGAAAAGCGAACCTTGGTGTCAGTATC